CTACCTTTGTTCTTATAAGGTTGAATTGTTAAAGTGTCATTTCTTGCTGTAGGAGCCATATTTGAAGTTCCCACACAGTGAGATACTTGAATAGAGTTGCCTAATGTGCCTTTATATTTTGCACTAAAGTTTGTACCGGTAGATGCTACAGCACTACCGACAACACGTGTTACGTATAATGCATCACTATACGATAAAAAGTTTGCGGCAGAAAAGAATGTCTCGTAGTTTGACCACTGACTTGTCGTTACTGTACGAGCGGTGCCTTCTACGATAGTAGGAGACGCATCGTTAGCAGAACCTGTACCGCTACCTGTGTAAGCGATGCCATATGTTCCAACTACTTGATTACCGACTGTAGCCCATGTAAGTACAATCTTTGCACTAATCAGTGATACAGCGAAAGCAGTTATGCCGTCCACAGTTAGTTTAGTTTGAATAGCAGTTGCTACAGCAGATAGATCAGCATAATCACCTGCGGCAGTAGTATAAGTTTCGCTACCAACTGTAAGTGTCCATGTATCAGTAACGGCACCACTTGCTGTGGGTACTGCAACATCGTCAAACGTTACAGTCTCTGCCGTACCTGCCGAATTTTCGACTGTCGTAGAGCTACTTAATGGTTTACCAAAGCGATTAGCTAAGTCTTGCTCTGATGTTACTAGGATACGTTGATCTTCTGGACCCCAACGGAAAACACCTGCGATAGCGCCTTCAGTTGTTGCTACAGCGGGGACGACATTAGTTAAGTCGATTTCGCTGATATTAACGCCTGGACTTGTTTGAAAAGCCATTTCTCATTTCTCCTTGTTTATTTTGTAAGTTATAAACTTCTTTTATTTCTATATTTATAAAAACAGCAATTTAGTAGTTTAACCATCGTGCTGATCCTAACTGTTCCTCTTCAAGGATATCCTCGTCATAAGTATTAAAACCAATTGGTAGAAGGCTTTCCATAAGTTCTTCCTCGTTCCTTGATCTGAGTTTATCGATAGTATTTATGTCTGTGACTTCTTTGAAAAACGCTTGATCGGTCATCCATCCGAATAACACTAGACACATAACTAAATCATCGTGGGCTCCAGATTCCGCTTCATAAGAATTACCACGTCTGGAGAATGTTGAAAGTTCATTTATTGTTTGGAAGTCATTTATTATTAACTGATCTTGCTCAATCAACATTTTAAGCATATTACAGCCTATAGACTTCACATTTTTAGTGGTTCTAATTCCTTTATCAGAATTTTTTGAGAACCCTGTAGATAGTCTTTTTCCCGCCCTTCCTGCCGACTCAGTAAACATTAGCGTATCAACCTCGAATTCATAATGCAATACTTCTGATACTTGTTCGCCAATGTCATTTACCTCTATCAGAGTATAAGCTTCGTTATATCTCTCTATACTTCTATATATGATTTCAGCGTAGTCGATAGGCGTGATATTATTGTCTCTATAAACGCATACCTGTTTGTAAGGCATTTGAGTGACATCAATGATCTGGAATGCAGAATAGTCTAGACCCTTACCTCTCGATACGTCTACAATACAACAGTACACGTGTCCTTGTTGAGGCTGTTCGTAGACTTTTACTGTTTGAGTCTGAGCAACAGGTGTCAAATCAACCATAGTTTTAAGCTTTGAGCCTTCAATCAATGTTCCAGAAGAACCTAAGAAAGCACATTCAAATTCTTGCGAGAACTTTTGTTGATCAAAGTCCATAGCCGCAAGAGTTTCTTTTTTCCACTTGTCATCACGACCAGGAACTTTGTTCCAAGGTACTTCAACGTAAATGTAACCATTCTTATCTTCTTGTGCGCCAACACAAGTCTTATAGAAGTGATTCAGTCCGTTAGGTGTAGAAGTGAAAAGAATTTTGGTGGTATTACCAGACGAAATCGTTGGAAAAACAGAAGCAAAGAACTCATCCCAGTTCTCTACGAATGCAGTCTCATCGATATACAAGAATGATATAGATTTACCACGAATAGCACTAGATGATGTAGAACCAGCAATGATCTTACATCCATTTTCAAACTCAACAGAACCTTTGTTCCATTCGATAACGCCCTGTTGTAGCCAAGCTGGGAGTGCTTCGTATGCAATTTTGATTCTATCTAAGATTTCACGTGCCGCATCGCCTTTGTTCGCAAGCAGTGCGACAGTTTTAAAGTCGTTAAAGATGATATAGTGCAAGATTACTGCAACGGCTGTAGTGGTCTTACCAGCCTGTCGAGAGGTGTTAACTGTAACCCGTCTGTTTTCAGTGATTGCTGTGCATATCTCTTTTTGGTAGTCATACATTTTGATTGGTATAAGACCATGATCAACGTGTACGATTTGAATATATTTCTCTGAGAAGTATATAGGATCCTTAGCACATTTCAGAAATTCAGATATCATCTCTTGGGAGAATTCTACATCTGTTCCCTTACGCTTTAGATTAACGTTACCGTTGTAACCTTTTGCTTGAATGCTACTCACTGCTTCTCATGTCCTTTAAGAGTTGTTGGAGTTCAGCAGTAGATCCCACAAAAAGATTATTATTACTCACTGTTTTCTCAGTCGGATTCTTCTCTTCTTCGCTCTCTTGCTTCTTAGTAGACATTGTTACTAAATCTTTGTTCGCATCTACGAGTGTCTTCATAATGGTGGACACTACCTCATAAGCACGTGGATGCTCTGATGCCTTTGCAACATCTAGCATTTGCTCTAGTGCTTCTGTGCCTGTTTCAATGATGTTATAGAAATTTGTTCGTGCGTAGTCATAGTCCTTCTCAACTTTATCGTTGACAGGTCTTAGTTCAGCAATTTCATTCTTCTTAGGAACTACTAAATCACCTTCACTCAAATTTTCTATGGGCTCAAGACCCAAGCTATTACTAATTTCATCTTTTATCATGTTAAGCATCCAATATTTGTACGATACCTGCCCAATCGTCATCAATGTTAATATCTGAATATGGTACAGTGTCCGCAATCTTCGTAGTAGGCTGACCACCACTGGTCAATCCTGGTTGCACGTTCACTTGTTCTTCTGCTACAGTTGCAGTTGTACTAGTATATATGTTATTGTCAACGAACTTAATCATCTTCTTATTTGTGACTGGTCCAAAGAAGAATGCCTTCATTTGAAAGTTTAACGTCCATATTAGCACTCTCCGGCTTTCAAAGTCTCCTTCATAGCTGTCTTCTGTAGTCACACTCTGTAATACAACAGGAATATCTACATAAAAGTCCATTGAATCGATCATCTTAACACTAACAGTTACATCTGGCTTAAAGAATGGTAAGATTTGCTCAAGTATTTTAGTACCATCTTCCGTATACTTCGTCATAATGTTCAATTGAAAGTCAATATCATAGGGCGCAGGACTATATAGATTCAGTACTTCGTTGTCATTACTTGTTATAGACTTTGTTTGTCTTACTAATGAGCCAACTTTGCGTGAAGGATTATAGTTCATGCCCATAATTTCGAAGGACATACGAGGTAAAGTAATCGCTGGCTTGTTCAGATTAGGATCACCTTCAAGTCTCGCAAGAAGTTTTTGCATAGGAGCATAGTTGATAGGCACAGTCATTCTCTGAATTTCTGTACCAGCGTTGTTGCTTCTGCCTATCTGAATGTCGTTAAATAGTGTGCCAAACACTGCGACATATCTTCTAGTAGATTCGTTATAAAAGTGTTGACCAAACATTAGAAGTTATCCTCCCCAAATGGGTTACTCTGACTGAAATCTAATATATTATCGCTCAACGTCTCTATTGTCGTATTATCTGCAATCGTGTCATATAATTCAACACTCTGTAGCTTAGAAGCTTCTACCGCTATAGTATCGCCCATTCCTATAGTGGTCGGGTTGATATAATGATAAGTACCAGTTGCGTTGGGTGTCCAAGTCAGTTTGCCGTCAACGCCAGGAGTACCAGTAACAGTAACTCCAGCTGTTATCTCTGAACCAGTATTAGGTGACGGTGTTGTGTATATTCTTAGAGGCCAGTTTGTGTTAGATGAGTGTGACTGATCAAATATAATCTTTTCGTCTACTCTCGCTTCAAGCTTAGGAGTTTCAACTAAATCGCCTCTATCGTCAGTAGATACCATGTGATAGACGCTACCTCGAACTTCTACGTTGAACGTGGTGCCATCGCTATCAATGAACAGATTG